TCGTTTAACAGGTACGTGATCGAAATATCGCTTGACTCATCAGGGCGAACTGCCCTATAACGTTCTTACCGCAGCGAACCCCGCTGCCCTCACTGGAGAACACACCGATGCCCTACAGCGCCGCAGACCTCATCCTTTGCCGCTCCGATGAATGCGACGGCGGATGGTCGCTCCATGCCCCAGGTTCCACGGATGACGAAATCGCGTGCGGCGATGCGCCGCCCCTGCTCAGCGGCCCATCCGACTGCGACCCTGTAACCGGTCGCTGGCTGCGACCGAATGCAGAGGATTACTTGCTCGCCGCATGCCAGGAGGATTGAGCCATGCCACCCGACGCCGCCACCATGCTGGCCACCGTCCGACGCATTGTCGGACGGAGGCACCGCATCACGCGCGACGAAATGCGCACCATCCTGCTGACACTGCAAACCGACGGCCTCATTGAACTCGACAATGGCTGGGCGGAAACCGCGTACGTCGCGGCACACCAACGCTGGCAAGCGGAACAGGAAGCGCGTCGCGTCGCGCGCGAGGAGCGTATGCGCCAGCTGCTACGCGCCGACCCGTTGACCGACGTGCCGCCCGAAGTGTGCGCCGATCCGCTGGCCGACCTGCCGCAGATCGAGGGCCCGGCGCCAGACCCAACGCTTGACGACTTCGCGGACGCGTGGCTTCGCGCGTGCACGGAATCAATGTGGTCTCACTTCTGGGCGAGGGCGAGTCGGCCGCAGCACGTCACGCGAGCAGCAATCCAGGATCAGTGCGCTACGACCAGCCAGGCAGCATGCATCCACAGTTGCGCGCTACCGTGATGTTCGCGATCGACCACCATGCTTTGCACGATTACTCGTGGCTCCGCGAGCACGCGCGACGCTTGCTGCTGGTGCCCGACCGAAGCTTTCACGACCTACCGGTGCGGTGGGGATGAGGCCGATCACTCCCGCAATTGCGAGAGTGACCGGAGCACCGACCGGTGACGGAAACGAGCGCATTGCTACGCCGCTTTTATGAGGCCGACGGTTGGCCGCCGGATATGGGATGCGAACCCCTCGACTGCTACGCCAAATCGCACGCTTTTATGAGGCCGACGGTTGCCCGCCGGATAGACGATGATGGTCACCTACGCACTATCGAGTAGTCAAGCCAAGGCCGCCGACCGCGTAGGCGGTATCGACCTCATATTGCCGTGGCCCGACGATCTGCCGCACGGGCCGCCGATGCGCGTCGACGAGGAACGCGACGCGACAGACGACGAGCGCGGTGCAGCGGAGGCCATGATCGGCCCATCAGCGCGCGCGCATGGAGTCTTGCCGGTGCGAACGTACGTCGCGTGCCTGCGACGACCATTTTCCTTGCCCCGTGGCAGCCAGATCGAGCCGCACCTTGTCGTGGTACTCATCGGCTATCGCTGGGTACACGCGACAGGCCAGCGCGGCCGACCCGTTCACAGACGCTGGTACCGCGCATGATTTCGCTTGACCGATGAGGGCGAAATGCCCTATAGGAGAACCACCGAAGGCACCCCGCCACGGCATCAATGGAGGCCAACAACATGACGACGATGGTTACCGAGGTATTCGAGGCGCTTCGCAGCGCCGGCGTTGACGAAGACAAGGCGATGCGCGCCGCTGCCGCGATGGCGTCGCGCGAACCGGAATTGCGCAGCGAGACTGCCGCCCTGGGAACATCCTTACGCAGCGAGATTGGCGCCCTGGACGCGACCTTGCACCGCGAGATTGCGACGGTGCGCAGCGAGATTGCCGCCCTGGGAACATCCTTGCGCAGCGAGATTGCGGCCGTGCGATCCGACTTGCGTCTCCTGAAGTGGCAGATCGGACTCGTCTTCGCGATCATCGGACCAACGCTGTTGCTACTGATCCGCGTCGCGGCCAAGACCGGAGCACTCGGCTAATGACCACGACCTACACCGTTCTGGCACCTGATGGCCAAGTGCTCGGCCGCCACCTCGCACCAGAAACCGCGATGACCGCGATCCTGCTCTATGACGGTCGCGCGTTCGACATCCGCCAGGACGAATGGCGTGGTCAAGTGATCTGGGAACTATGGACCGGCCGAGGCCACGACCTGAGCCGGACCATGATTTGCAGCCTCAAAGCCGACGGGGCCGCCGCGACGCGCGATATCGCCGAGCAAGTGATCGTCGCCGACTGGCCCGGAGAGCCGGAGGCATTCGCAGATCAGCAGTACGACGAGATGCAGGCCGAGAGGGACGCGTCATGATCACGCAAGGCGATATCGACCGCTTCGTGGACCAGATCGATGCCCAGCAAGCCGCACTGGACATGATGGTCGAGGAAATCTGCCGCCATTCCGTGGATTGGCGCGCATCCTGGAAACAACTCTATTACCTGCAGGCGTTCAGCAGCCGCCTATCGTCCCTGATCGCGCTAATGGCCCAGGCCGGCTTCCTGGCCGAGCGGCAAACCGAATGGCCTGGCGCATGACCGCCGCGGAGATCCGCCAGCTCCGCGAGGAACTGGGCCTCAGCCAGGCTCACGCGGCGAAGATGCTTGGCGTTAACGACCGGACATGGCGACGGTGGGAACTGTCCGAGTCGGAGATGCCGGCGCCGGCGGTGCGCTTGCTCCTAGTGATGCACCTGCCCGCGGTACAGCGGGCCCTGGTCCAGATGACGGACCCATGATCCGCCGCACTTGCGACGCGTGCCACCGGTCCCCGCCCGACGGGGGCCGGATTCCCCGGGCCGTCAGAGCCTCCGCAATTTCACGCAGTGAAACGGCCCCAGCCTTTTTTGCCGACTCGATGTAGGGCAGCACGTCGGCCGCGTGCTCACGCGACAGCCGAGTCCGCTCCCGCCGCGCTTCGGCCATCGACTCGGGCGACCCCGGCCGAAGCCGCGGATTGCCCATCTTGACCCCGCGCGCCTTGGCCGCCGCCATCGCCGCGATGGTCCGTTGGCTGATCAGCCCCGCCTCAAGCTCCGCGACCGCGGCGAACAACGTCAAGACGAACGCCCCGGCCGGGCCGGGCGGAAGCTGCGGCAGATCGCAGAAGACGATGCCACCCTCACCCGCGCCACGGACCACCGACAGGAGGAACGCGGTATCGCGCGCCAGGCGATCCAATTTGGCGATTATCAAAGTTGCGCGGCGGGCCCGACAGGCCGCGAGTGCCAGGGCGAGCTCGGGGCGATCCCGGCGCGTGCCCGACTCAACCTCCTGATACTCGCTGACCAGCCGGCCGCCGGCCGACTCGATATACCGACCTATGGCCGTCCGCTGGGCATCGAGGCCCAGCCCGGAGCGGCCCTGCTTATCCGTACTGACCCGGACATAGGCCACGTACCCCGGCGCCACAGGGGCGCCAGGGCGCGGCGCGGCGCGCGCGCGAGGCATGCTAGAGCCGTAACAATTGGATGGGGACCCTTGTCATATTGACTTGTCGGAAGGATCACGGCGGAACGCGTTGGAACGCATCACGGAGGGGTTACGCGTTCCATGTCACCGAGGCAGAAGCCTAGGACTTCTGCGGCTTTCAGGCTCATGGAACGCATGGAACGCGTGGAACGCGTGAGGGGCGACGGTAGAGTCCACTGCCCCGACGCCACGGCCCGCGGACACCGACCCCAGGATGACCCGGACCTACGGGTCCGAGTAACCGTTGTCAAGGTGAATCGGATGGATCCATCTCGGTGGCAATCCGTATCGGCCGCCACTCCCGAGGAAACAGCCCCTCGCGCGCCAGCGGTGCACCCCACGAGCAAACCCAGCCGGCCGCACCGACCCAAAGCGCTTGGCCAACCCATGACGTCAGGCCGAACGGCCCACCCTGGCCCCGGACCTCACACAGGCTGCCGTTGCGCGGCGCCGAGCTGACGTGGCGCCAGCCGTCATCGTCCATCCCCCAGCTCCTTGAGCCAGGACCCCTCACCGCCCATTCGCCAACGACTCGAGTTTTAGCATCGTGCGGACGAGCGCGTTCCAGCCGGTTCGCGTGCCGCCGGTCGCTTCGAGCCACTTCCCGAAATCGCCCGAAAGTGCCCCCGGCACGTGATCCCGCAAGGCCGTCAGCACCGCGCGAGCCTCGCTCCGCTTGAGCTCGATCCAGGCCATCAGCGCCGCCGCCTATCGATCGAGGCATAGAGGCCGGCCAGGCACATCAGCAGCACCGTCATCCGCCCGGTCATCTCGATCCGGCCGGCCGCGCGGCCCGGTAGGAACGCGTCGGCCATCGCCGAGAAGGAGAGATCCCTCGCGAGGAAGGCGATCAGCCATCGCTCCATCGCCGGGCCCAGCACCTCGGCGATTTCGCCGCACCGCGTCACCGCCGCCGACCGCGCCAGCTCGCGCGCATGCAGATCGGCCGCCGGTGCCGGTCCCGCCCGGTCCGCCTCGGGATCACGACCGCCGAGCACGCCGCACACGTAGTCGCGCAACCACCGTTCGGCCGCCGTCACCTCGGCATCACCGATCAGGCCGGCCTTGCGCAGGCAGGCCACACCGGAATTGACGGAGGTCGGCATTCGGGGATGCGGCGGGCGGTATTCGTCCTGCCCGTGGGTCCACCGTTGCGCTGGCGCGCGTTCGATTCTGGCCGCGGCAAGTGCCGCAGCGCGCTTCGCAACCGTGCTCATTTTGGCGACTCTTTCGCGGCTATCCGGAGCACATTATCACGCCGCCTCACGAAATCGTGAGCGACCAGGAGGTGCCCGATGGCCGACCGTTAAGCCCGCAGCCTGGCCGTCACCACGCTGCGGCAGGGTATCCGCAGCGAGCGCGGATCGTCCCGCCGCCCCGCCGCGGTGCACGCCAGCCGGAACCCGCATGCCTGGCATTCCACCTGCCACAGGCCGAGGCCAGGGGCGGGGTACGGCAGCGCGGTATGGCAGGAGGTGGCGCCGAGCGAGACATCGAGGTCGACCCCCCGCGGATAGCTCGGGTTAGCCGGATGGCGCGCCGGATTGCGAGACCGCCAGACCCATGTCACCCGCAACCGCTCATTGTCATGGCTCATGCCGCCGCGCGCCCTTCGCGGCGCCGTTCGGCCTCGGCACTCAGCACCGCCGCGAGCCGCAGCAGCCCCGCCCCTGGCCCGGACCGGCCGAGCATCACCAGATCCCCCGCCCCTTCGATGAGCGCGTCCGTCACGACCAGGAGCGCGTGCGTATCCGCCCCACCGGCCAGGAGCCGGGCGATCAGCCGCAGGGTCAGCAGGTCGACCTGGGGCGCTTCTTCGAGCAGCCGCGCCATCCAGCCTTCGGTTTCGTCCGTCACCTTCATCCCCCTCTTTCCGGCCGCTGCGGAGGCCGCCTGGCCGCCCCAGCCTTGGCCGCCGCTACCCACTGGACTGGCGCACGGCCGCCTCAGACGCCCGCGCAGCCGCCGCCTCCGCCAGGAAGGTGCGGAACTCGGGGGGCCGATCGCCGCGGAAGCCGCGCGCCGCCCAGGCTTCCATTGCCGCCAGCCATTCGAGGCCAAGCGCCCCGGCCTTCTTCAGGGTTTCGAACGTCGGAGGCACCGCCATGGAGGGGGCCCGGTCGCGCATCAGCACACACGCATGGACACGGGTTTTCAACGCGCGGTCATCGGCGCTTTCCGCCGGTTTCGCCGCGGTTTCGCCGCCCGGAATGGCGAGGGTCATCGATGTTTGCGCGCGCGCCACGCCGCGCACGCCTTCCCGGCAAAACTGCTGGAATTTGGCCGACCAGTTCGCGAATGGCTCGCCGCTGGCCCGGTAGACCTCGGTGAACGCCGCCGCGCACCGGTCCGCCAGCTCCCCCGGATAGCCGTATTTCGCCACCACCACCCGGTCCTGGGGGGACATATGCCAGTCGGCCGGCAGCGAGGATTTCGACGCGATCTTTGAGTCAATTGCCCGACTCGGTACGTTGAAATCGCTCGATTTCCGCATACTTTCGTTGCGCGTTCGCATATCCGGAGCGGGATTTTCGTTGCGCGTTCGCATGCCCGCGGCGGGATTTTCGTTGCCCGTTGCCAGCGAGTCCGCTCTCCCCCCGGACCCCCCTCTCTCTCCTGGGCTCGACTCTGAGTCTGAGCATGAATCTGAGTCTGGGAGAGAGTGTGTGTCGCGCACGCGCGCGCGCGAGTCGATGCGCTGCGCATGCTCCACAGCATGCTCCACGGCATGCTCCGCATCACCCTCCGCATATGCGGAGGCATGCGTATCACGATGCGAATCACGCGTTTCGTGAGCGTCCGCGTCAGCCCGTTCGACCACGGTTGCCGCACCCCATCGGACCGAGGCCGCATAGGCAGCGGACCGTTGTCGAGCGGTCAGGGGGACGTCAGGTTTTGAAAAGGCGGGCGTGGTCGGTGTCTCGACCACGGTGCCAACCAAGCGCCCGTCGTGAACCAGGAACCGGTCAGAGAGCCGAGGCCAGACCTTTTCCTGAAAGAAGCGCGCACCGCACTCGGCCAGCTCATGGGCGAAGCGCAGAGAGACCGATCCCCATAGGTCGATGTGAGCGCGCAAGCGGACGAAGGCCATCGCGTATCGCGGGCTCAGCCCGCTTGAGCCGATCATGATTTCCGCCGTGCTGATATAGCCGTTCATCGGCTTCCCCCTTTGACCAGTAGTTCCCGTGGTTTGATGGCTCGTGCGTGGTGCACCGCGCACAACGGCTTGCCGGGCAGGCTTGGGGCGTCGCAGTAGAGCCAGGGCTTGCCCCGGCCCCCCTCGACCATCACCCAGCAGCACGGTTCGGATTTGCCCCGCGGCACCGGCTCGACCGCAGGCAGTGGCTTGGGCAGGCTTGGACGCTGGTCACGGGCCCGCGGCCATTGTTCGCCCATGACCCGAGCGACCGCCGCGCGCCGCAGACGTTCGCTGGCCCGCGCCGCTTGCGCCTCGGGACTGCGCTGGATGGGCGAGGGGCGCCCCGGCAAGCCGATCCGGTGCACCTTGGCGACCACAGCACCTCGCGAGACGCCGATTTGCTGGGCGATCTCGCGGACCGATTTCCCCTCACCCCAGAGTTTTCGGAGCAGCGCGAGCGCGTGCTCGGTGGCCCATTCGGCGCCGCTCATGACCGCCCTCCCCCAGGAGGCCCGCCCCAGTCGTCGCCGCTATTGCGACGGGCCCGCCGCGCGACCAGGTATCTGCGCACCGCTCCGGAGACCCGCCCGCCGATGCGATCGGGCAGGAGCGCGAGCGCGATGCAGATCGCGGCAACTGCCCCCAGACTCGCGACCGCAGCCATGCCGAAACGGGTCATGCAGGCCGCCCACGCGCGACTCGCGCAAACGTCACGACCAGCACCCGGGGCGGGTCTGGACAGTTACGGGCGGCGCGGGCAGGATATGGATGTGTAACAGAGTACTCCTAATCCCCTCGGGAACGTCAATTCCCGGGGGGAATCCTTGTTAGAGAGATACGGTACTAGGGTACGTAAGCGGTCCGGCGCGGGCAAAGGCCGAGAGAGGAAGGGCGAGGATCAGCGATCGCCTATCGAGGCTGACAGGCCGTGACTCGTGTCGCGCGACAAATGGCCGCCGGGGCGGACCCGCAAACGCCAGCCCAGCGAGGGCCGGCCGACGGGTCACCTGGCACGCGCCGTCTTGCGCGGTGGCGACTTGCGCGCTGGTGATTTGCGCGCTGGCGATTTCCGCGAGGGGGATTTGCGCTGCGGCGATTTCGCCGGCGACTTTGCAGCTGCCTTTACAGCGGTTCGGACCGTGGCGCGCGTCGCGCGCTTCGCCTTCGCGGGTGCAGCACGCTTTTTCGCGGGGGCCCGCGCCTTGGGTGCGGGTGGTTCGACCTGTGCCTTCGCCTTCACGCGCCGCGCGGACGTTGGCTTCGGTGCGGACGGTGCGGACGGTGCGGACGGTGCGGACGCAGCGAGAGGGGCCGCAGCAGGGGCGGGCGTCGCTTTCATCTCGGCCCCGCCGTTCTCTGGCGGATAGAGGTCGGGGCGCAATTCAGTGCGGGGTATGCCGGTGATTGCTTCAATCTGGAGGACTCGATGAGGTGGGACGCGATGCCAAGCGTAGATTGAAGGTGGTTTAACGCCCAAGCGCAAGGCCAGGGCTTGCGAGCCGCCCGCGGCATCGACCGCCCGCTTTATCACCGGGTCAACGGCATCCGTGTGTATGAAGCTCATGGCGCAGCACCATACCAGCGCTGCTCAGTGTTAGTAGGCCACACCTAAGTTACCACGGGCGGGTCGGTTCGATCACATCTCGAAATCCATGCCAACCTTTAACTAAATTCTATTGACCGATCGCTTAGGTAATCCCTAAGTTCCTCCCCGCCGGTCACTGCCGACCGACCCGAGGAACACTGCCGATGTTCATCACGCCCCTGACAACGCCAGCCGAGCAACTTGCGCGGCTAGCGCTTGATGTTACCGATTTCGCCGACGATCTCTATCGAAACAGTTGCAGTCTAGGACAAGCCGTCGAGAAGGCACTTAGCGCAGCAATTCAGGAGTGGGAACACGACGGATTCTATCCGTTCTCGCACCTGGAAATGCCCCTCCCCGAGGCCCTGATCGAGGCCGCTCGTTCGTCACTCGCAACCCATGGCGAGAAACTGATTCAGGAACACGAGTGCGAGATCGCCGCCGTCGCCTACCTGGATGAGGAAGGGGTTACCGCGCCGATGACCTACGAACGCTTCTGGCGGGGTGCGTGATGACCCAAGAGAAATGGAAGGCCGAGGTCAACGCCGCGATTCGCGCGGCGTTCGTCGGCCCCGCGCCGCGCCGCCCGGACCCCGATCCGCTCTACAGCGCCGTCGCCAAACTGGACGCGGCGATCTCGCGCCTGGTGGCACTGCGCACCCTGATCCGCGGTTCGCTGCCCGACCGCGCCGCCGAGGACCAGATGGTGGGCGTCGATTACGACCTTGAGTCGGCGGAACAGAAGCTTCGGGCCGCCTATCAGATCATCCAGCGTGCGCTTGCCGCGGACGTGACGCCATGAACGCGATCGTCCCGGTGCCCCCGGCCGCCGCGCCAGCGGTGTCCGAGCCGCTTTCCATGCTCAATTTCATCGCCGCCGCCGTCTCGGACCCGGCCGTCGATGTCCGCAAGCTGGAAACCCTGCTCCGCATGCAGCGCGAGCTACAGGCCGATGAGGCCAAGCGCGCCTATCACCGCGCCATGACCGCGGCCCAGGCCGCAATGGTGCAGATCGTGCGGGACACACCGAACGAACACCTGCACACCAAGTATGCCTCGCTGGAGGCGGTCGATACCGTGATCCGGCCGATCTACACCGGCCACGGCTTTACGCTCTCGTTCGACAGCGAGCCGCTGGACGGTGACCGCATCCGCGTATGGTGCGAGGTGACCCACATCGAGGGCCACACCCGTGCCTATTCGCTGGACGCGCCCCCCGATACCGCAGGACCCAAGGGCGCGGCGAACAAGACGCCGATCCAAGGCATCGCTTCGAGCGTGAGCTACCTCCGCCGCTACCTCACGACGATGATTTTCAACATCGTAACGAAGGGCGAGGATCAGGACGGCAACCGAACCCACCTGTTGACATCGGCTCAGAGAACCGAGCTGACCGCCCTGATGCGCGAGACCAACACGCCGGAGGGGCGGTTTCTGGCGCACATGTACCCCGATGCCGCCCCGCCGCTGCGGGACCTCGGCGAAGCGCCCGCCCGCGACTTCCCCCGCCTGCGCAATGCGCTCGTGACCAAGCGAGAGATTTTGGCCAAGCGGGCCCAGCGGAGTGCCGCGCCATGAAGATTATCGACGTGGAACAGGGATCGCGGGAATGGGCGATGGCCCGCCTCGGCATCCCGACCGCCTCGGAATTCCATCGGATCGTCACCCCGGTAAAGGGCGATCTATCCAGCCAGGCCCGCCGCTATGCGCACCAGCTGGTGGCGGAAACCCTGATGGGCGAACCGCTGGAGTCCATGCTGGGCAACCTGGAATGGATCGCCCGCGGCAAGCTGATGGAGCCGCACGCCGTGCAGATGTACGAGTTCACCACCGACCTCGCGACGCGGCCCGTGGGCTTCATGACCACGGACGACGGCCGCATCGGCGCCAGCCCGGACCGGCTTGTACTGGAGATGCCTGGCGCGGTAGAGATCAAATGCACCGCGCCGCAGACCCATGTTGGCTTTCTGATCGATGGCGTCGGCGATGACTACCGGCCCCAGGTACAGGGACAGCTTCTCGTGTCCGAACTCGACTGGGTTGACTTCTACGCCTACCACCCGACCCTACCGCCGGTCCAAATCCGCACGCATCGCGATGAGCCGTACATTTCCAGACTGCGCAGCGCGCTCGATCGGTTCTTGGAGATGCGCGACACGATGCTCGATGAGGCGCGCGAGACCGGGTTTTTCGATCGGCCGCGGAGGGTCGCCTGATGTTGGCCGAGCGCATCCGCGCCATCGCGGCCAACCCAACGCCGGCCGCCCTGGCCGACCTCTCCGCCATTGCCGCCGAGGTGGCGCGGGTCGAACGCGCGCTTGACGACATGACCGACGACGCGCGCGAGCAGGAGCAGCTTGCGTCCCTGGGCAGCGCCACCGTGGCGCGCGCGCATCGGGCCCGGCGCCATCGCGCCCGGCTTGCGGTGGTCGAGGGCCCATAAATAGAGAAGGCCGGTCCGGCGAATACGGAACGGCCCACCCTAAAGATGACGAGCGCGGCTGTATGTCGCCTGTTGAAGGGCTCGCTACCGACCGCCTCACGCTAGCCGGCGAATCGAATGCTACTGCGATGTCGGCTTGTCGTCGATTGCCCCGCCGGGCAGCAACGGCTGCCCCGGCGGGACACGCGGCGGGGCGCGCCGCACCCGAGGTGGCATTCCCGCCGCCCGGCGCACGTTATCATCCACCAACCCATAGAGCCGTGATGCGACCCGCCGGCTCATTGGCCGCCCGCTGGCCGCCGCCGCCGCCGCCGCCGCCTGCATCAGCGGCAGCAGATGCGCGAGCTCCCCCGCATGGTCTGACATGTCGGGCCGCTTGTCCGACACCACCGCCGGCGCCAGCTTCAGCGGCCGACGCTCCGCCTCTATCTCGTGCTCGATGGCATGGGCGAGCCACGTCCCCACCGGCATTTGCCGTCGACCCGCCGCTTCGATCGCCCGCATGCGGGCAGCCCGGGTGATCCCGCGTATTGTCCAGCGATCGTCATCCGACCCATTGTCTGACATGTCCGACCTCCTTGTCTGACGTGGCACCGCGTAGCAGCCCGTGGCCGCCCTGTCAGCCGGAAATGTCAGACATGTCGGACACGATGTCGGACAGAAGGAAGGAGGGACGAAGCTTTGACCGCCGAAGGAGAATTCGAGAAGTCATTGAGCGCCACCGTGGGCTGGTTCCGGTCCTGGCACGTCACCGGGTCCAAGCGGCACCTGGATGCCGCTTTGATCTGCGCCAAGATCACCCGCGAGCGCTTCGTCGCAGTGCAGCAAAAACGCCGGAGCGATGCCGAAAACCGCCAGCTCATCGCCATTGAGCGCGAGGCCGAGCGGGAAGCCACCATTACGGAGATCCGCGAGGCCATCGCCTCATGCCGCCTCGCGCTGGCCGACATGATGGGCAAGGCCAGGGGCGAACCGCCGCCGGACCAGGAGGCCGCGGCGTGATCCTTGGAGCGCATCCCTCTCGCGCGCGCGCGCGCGCGCATACGGGAATGTCCCCAAGTTCGCCCCGACCCGAATTCTGGGACATTTGGGGGGAAATCGGGGGGAAAATGGGGGGAAATGGGGGAATGGGGGGGAATGGGGGGAATGATTCCGGCCAACGGACCAAAAATGTCGTTGATACTTCGGAATGCCCAGAGTTCGCCCCGAGTCGGGCCGAGTCGGGCCCGAGTCTTCCGGCCTAGGTCTGTTCGTCAGAAGGGGAGGGAAGGGGGGGCTCGGGGTACTGGCCCGCCGGCCGCCCCGCCGCCAGCCGGGCGAAATAGTCCGCCCGCCGCTGGCACAACGCCGCATAGGCCGCCTGGCCGGCCGCCGATGCCTGCGAGCCGCGCTGGCCCCACCAGTGCGCGGCGTAAGCGTACCTCACGCTCCTACCCCTCGGGGCAGGGGCGGCCCGCCACCAGGAGCGCAGCCAATCCAGCACGGACACCGTTGCGCATGATCCGTCAGAAGGAACTGCCGGCCCGCTGGCCAAGGCCGGCAGTCAAGGGAGGAAACCACGGATAGCCGCAGGCAAATCCGGGCCGTCGTTACTACTCTCGCGACGTTACGATTGCCAGCGATCAGCTGGCTGTATCGATCGCGGTATGCACCGCGTCCAACTGATCGCGGATCGCCGCCGCTTGCGCGTCGGTGATCGTGCCACTTTCCAAGACGGATTTCGTGGACTCTACCAGGGTCGAGATCTCGGGCAGCTGCGGCGCGAGCGCCGCCAGCGCTTCCAGGACTTCCACGGCTATTGCCGCCGGCATGTCAGTTCCCCTTTGGAGGTGGTGCCGGTGCATTGGCCGGCAGCAGTGATTGCAGTTCAGAAAGCGCGGCCTCAGCGACCGCCAGTGATGGCGAGCCGCCGGCCGCGACCTGCGCTTGCGCATCGGTCACCGCCTGGTAGGCGCGATCGAACGCCGCGCGGATCGAGGCCCGCGGCACACTGGCCGCACAGTCCGGGGCCGCGTAGCAGGCCAGAATAGCACGTCCGGCCGCGGTCAAGGCCGCTTGCATTTCGGCCACCGAGGCCGAGGTAGTGGGGGCCGGCGCGCCGGGCTCGAGGTTCCCGACCGGTACGTTGACCCCGCACGCTTGCAAGGCTAGCGCGACCATGGCGCCTACAAGCGCCAAGGCCGTGGGCGCCGATCCGCCTGTGACGTTCCGGACGTCCGGTCCCTCAACCGCACGCGAGGGGGCAAGACGAAGCAGCCCACGGATCGGCGCCGACGACAGCGCCCGCATGAGGTACGCCCCCGCCAGCAGCCCGAGGCCGCCCACCAGCGCCGAGACCTGATCGTCCCAACCCAGCCCGTAGCGGCTGGACAGCCACGCCACGAGCGCCGCGGCCAGGGTGCCCCATGGCGTGCGGGACGCGGCCAGGCTCTTGCCTTGCAGCTGTTGTGCAAGTTGCGGGTCCGCTTGTTCGAGCCGGCCGATCAAATCAGGCAGCGACTTCGCCGCGGCAATCGCTTCGTCCACAATGGTGGTCACGTGAAATCCTTTCTGATGAAAAACAACATCGAGCGGGCGGATCGACGCGTCCGACCGAATCGGCTAAGATGCCGGCGCGCATGCTAAGTCCGAATCCGTAGAGGCCGGTCGTTCCGTCGGCAGGGGCGACCGGCCTACCGCGCCCGCCGATCATCCGCCGCTTGCAACCGCTCTATCGCCGCCTGGCTCGCGGTCATGGTCGCGCGCATCGCCGCCAGATCGACCGCCATTTGCCCGAGCCGATCCGTGATGCTGACCCAGCGGAGATCTCCGGAGGCTTCCATCCGCGCGATCCGCTGTTCATGGTCCGCGAGCGTCGCGGCCATGTGCGACGCATAATAGATGCCGCCCACGACCGTGGTCATGACCGAGATCACTAGCGCCAGCGGCAGGCTCGCAATCAGGTTGCTCCATCCGACCTGACTCATGGGACGGCCCCCCTTCAGTGCGGCACGACGTGGCCGAGCAACGTCCCGGTGAACGTGACCGTGATACTGTCACCCGGTTCGAGGATCAGCGTTGAGACGTTGGTGCCGATCGCGCCGTTGGCGCCGTTGCGCGTGAACGACAGCGCCGAAATCGACCCGCCCGAGTCCCAGAGTTGCACCTCCTGCTGCACACCGTTGTTGTTCGAGTTGGTGTACGTGTAGGGCGATGACGTGGTGCTGATCACGGAGATGGCGCCAAATGAGTTGCCCGTTGCCGCGAACTGGCAACCCCAGAACTTCACCTTGCCGACCGCCGATCCGTTCCCCGTGGACAGCACCGTGCCGGTGCCCGGCAAATAGCAGCCATAGAAGTGGTTGAAGTCCTGGTTATTCCGCGCGTCGATGCAATAGGCCGTGGTCAATGACGAGTCGATCAGGAACGCGGTGCCATAGAAGTTGTTGCCGAACACATCGGTATTCGTGGTGCTGTAGTTCAGCACCATGCACGTCCCCGAGGTGGCGCCGACATCGAGCGCGATGATGCCGCCGATAAATTGGTTTGTGTCGCACTGGCTGTTGAACGTGACGCACACCGAGCCGGAGGCAAGCCCGGCGAAACTCTGGAAATTGCAGTTGATGAATGTGGTACCCGTGACCCCGTTCAAATAGAGCGCGCCGTAGTGCATGAGCGCGACGATCACCGTGTCGAAGGTGTTATTGCCGGCGATCGTCCGTGTCTGGCCCGAGCTGCCATCCATGGAGATGCCCCAACCCTGGACGGTGCTATTGGTGCGCATCACGAGCAGGTTGCGGAAAATCGAGTTCTGCGGCGCGCCGAGGCCAAGGATTTTGTAAGCCAGATAAGCACCGTCGAAGACGATGTTTTCCATCCGGCCTTGCCAGTTATTGCCACCCGCGAGCATCTGACCGGTTGTGCCGCCGACCCAGGTTATCGTGGTGACCTGAAGCACCGAGCCTGGCGTGTAATAGATCGAGGAACCGAAGCCTTGAAGGTTGACGCCACGCGCGAGGTTGATGGTGGACGCGATGGCGTAATTCTTCGGTGCGAACACCACGGTTCCGCCCGTCCCCGATAGCGAGGAAATCGCGGCGTTGATCGCAGCCGAGTCATCGGTGGTGCCATTGCCGACCGCGCCGAACAGCTCCGGGGTGGTGTACCCATTGGGCAGCCCGAGCAGGGTCAACGCCGCGGCGCGCGAGGCCGCTTGCACCACCGCCAGCATGGCCGCCGAGATCGCCGCCGTGGTCGACGCCGGCAGGCCGGCTATGGGATTGCCGTTGGCGTCAAACATGAGCGCCATGTTTGCGCGTTCCGCGGCGGGCACCAGCGGATTGAACGGCCCCGCATCGGCCGGGTTGAATTGCAGGGAACGCGCCGCGATCTCCGCGAGCTGCTGTATCTGCATTTCCAGGTTGTCATCCATGCCCTCGACGACCGAAGGCCAGAAGCCGCTTTGGTTCGCGAGCGAGGTCGGTTGCGTATACGGAATAACACGCTGCAGGGTTAGGGTGGTGCCCGCCGCGATCGGCGATCCGGTCAACGGATAGGTCACCGTGCCGCCCTGCGTTCCGCCGCCCGTGGTCGAGGTGCCCACCCCGGTGATCGAGTATTGCGCGGCGTTGAGCACGGTCTGATTGCCGAAGGTATCGGTATAGGTGAGCACCGCCTCTGACGCGATCGGCATCGCGAAACTGTACGAGAACGCGGTGGTTGCTCCGTTGCCTTGCCAGATCACCTTGGATGTGGTGGTTGAAATTGTCATATCGCAATGTCCCTACGCGCGCGTATCCACGCACGGGCTGGATTGCCCGCGCGCGACCCGCAATCAGAAATGCTATTGACCCTGACGGATCGCTTTCGCAGCCGACGGCAACTGGCCTTGCATGATCGCGGCCTTGGCCGCCGCCGCCTGGCGCAGGATGTTGGCGTTCTCCGGCCGTGCCATCAGCCAGGTTTCGGCTTGCTGGCGCGCCGTTTCCAGACTCTTCGCCATCGCCTGACGTTGAATGCCAGGAGGCAGAGCGACGAACCCCGGACTGTGCACCAGGCCGTCAAGCAGCTGCTTGGCGAGCCGGCCGCCCACGCGCGCGAGATCGTCATATTGCCGATCGTCGAGGGGCACGCCGCGGACATCGCGCCGCAACTTCGCCGGATAGAACTCCGCCGCTTCCATGGCCGCCATGGTGCGGTCACCGTGCCACACCGAGGGTGACATCATGGTATGGCTGCCGATCGGTGTTCCGGTCCAGTCGCGTTGCGGATAGAGCCCCTGTGACAGGCCGGGGATTTGATTGCGCGCCGCCGCGATCCAGCCGTGCACCTCGCGCTGGTATTGATCGACCATCCGCGCGACCTGGTGCAGCCCCACCGAATACGGAATGAAATTGAGCGCGAGGTTGCGCAGATACTTTTCGCCGTCGCGGTCAAAATGCTCCGCCGCGTCCACGAATTGCGCAAGGCCAGACATCCAGCTTTCGTCGGCGACGGTATGCGCAAAGCCCAGGATGGCAGAGCCAACCGCGCGGGACAGATCGCCATGGGCGATTGCCGCGCCGACCTCATAGATGCTGGCCGCCCCGCCGATCAGCGGCCCGAGCGGCCCGAGATACTTCTTATAGGGGATATAGGTATCGCCGATCCGAACGCTGTACGCCTTCCATCCCTGCGCTTCGAGCAACGCGCGCTCGCGCGGATCGGACGGGCCCGCACCCGTGATGATGCCTTGCGCGGCCAGCGCCATGGTGCCCGCCGCCAGGCCGGAGCCAACCATGATCCGCGCGAATTGCTGCGTCCGCGCGACCTCCCCGTTGCGACCGAACAGGTTATCCCGCACCTCGCGCGACGCGAGGCCGAGCGGCGTGCTCTTGATCAGCCCTTCGTCGAGGATGTTCATGCCGACTTGCAGGAACGGCATCGCCAGCTTCGCGAGCAGGTTGTTGTTGACCAGGCTCGCAAGCTTCTGTTGATCGCTGCCCCAGGCCGGCCGCTTCATCAGCACCGCGGCCATAGCCTCATCGTGCGCGCCCTGCACCATGCCGAGCGAGGGGTTTTGCGTGAGGTCCGCCACCCGGGTGGCGAACGCGTTCCCCGTCAGCCCCTCATTGGTCGCGGCGCGGAAGGCACGGCGCGCGATGTCGCGTTCATAGTTCATCGCGTAGAACACGGTATGGATCGCGGAGACGCCGCGCCCCGGCGCTTCCAGCGCGTAGCCGACCTTGCCCGGTATCGTTTGCACCCGTGTTGCCGCTTGCTGCATCCCAGGCAGCGGCGCGCCCTGGTTCGCCTGCAATAGCTTCTGTTCGCCTTCCATGTAGGCGATGCCCGACTTGAAGGCTTCCCAGCCAGGCACAAAGCCTTTGCGCGTGCCGTGGAACATGCCCCACAGCTGTGCCCCAATTTCGCCATAATAGACCCGATCCGCCGGCGCCGCGCCGAACGCCGACCGCGCCGCATCGATCGTCGCTTCCGCAGCCGTCAGGGGAACGGCTTTGAACAGCGCCAACACTTCATTGCCGATGGCGTAGGCGCCATGCGTCAACGGCCCTGAGATCAGGTTATTGACGACGAGGGATATGATCCACGAGCGGGTTTTTTGCCACATCGTTGGCACCCGCGTTTGCTGCACCATCCGCGCGCGTTGCGCCGTGGTTTGCATCGCGCCGACCGCGCGCGCCTGTTGCTGGATTTGGTAGAGTGTGAGGCCGGAGTCGCGTTCGATCCGCGCCACCATATCGCCCACCAGGTTAAGCCCGGCCTTGTCCATGACGCGCAAGGTGCGACCGGCTTCCGCAGTCACCGTGGCGAAGTGATCGGCGATCAGCAGCAGCCGATCCTTGGCCATAAGGTATGCGTCGATATCCGGCGGAAACCCGGAGTCGCCCGCGATCTTGCCCAGCCGGGATACTTCCGCCGACGCCTGGAACGTCAGCTTTTGGACCGCCTCCGCCCAGACCGAAGCGGACACGCCTTGCGGTTTCTGCGGGACGAAGTTGTCGAGGGTGAGGCCGAGCGCATCCGCCATCGCGCGCCGCTCAGCATCGGTGATGACGCCGCCGCGCGCGTCCTGGAAATCATCATTCTGCGCCGCAAGCTCGCGCAGAACCTGCTTGACGTCTTCCGTGCTGTTGAGGTTGTCGAGCCGGATGTTGCCGGCTTTATCGACTAATCCGGTTCCTTCATCCCCGGCGGTAGCGGCCTCGCTCCGCTTTGCGGGATCGGTTTCGGCAGTCCGCCCAGCTGCCTTTTGAGTCTCGCGTCCAGTATCCCGATCGCTATGTCCAGTTTGTCCTTCGCCTGCTTCGCCCGCCACCGGAGATCCGCCGGCAGCCACTGATCGCGCATGATCAGCCGCATCCGATGCTGGTTCGCCAACAGCTGGTAGCGAGTCGGAAGCGGTTTCGGCGGGTCCTCCGGAGGATCGTTCGGCTGCATGCTCCGCCTCTAAATCCGCGAGCGTGCGAGGCTCGCCTATGTTGTGTTCGTCCCACGGAACATCATGATCCGCGAGCCAGTCGCGTACGTCCTCGGACACTTCGTCACCGACGGCGCCCGCACCATGGATAAGCACATCCTGTTCTGGTTCAGCAACCTTGGCTTCGACCGCTTCCGCGAATTGTGTAGGCGTCATCCCCTTAGGATTGATGCCGTGTTCAGCGGCGAGCCGATCGATCTCCGCATTGTGCGCCACAGCCGTGTGATAGCCTTCGACGTCATCGTGCGCCGAGTACTGCGCCACGCCGCGAAGGTCCTCATCGAGTTTGCGCAGGAGATCGTTGGCTTCGAGCGTGTGCACCGAGTCGTGCTCGGGGAAGTAGCCCTGTTCCCAGGCGCGGCGCGCCATATCGTCCAGCTGCAAGCCGCGGCTGTTCACCAAGCCCGGCCGCGTCTTGTAGTCGCCCAGCATCGCACGGATATCGCCGCCGTCATCCTTCACACCACCGGCGCGACGGATGAACGTGGCAAGCCGCATCGGCTCGCGCGCCCGCACATACGGTGTCTTAGGCTCCGCCTTGGTCACCAGCTCGCGTTCCGGCGCGATCACCGCGCGTTGCGGATCGGTGGTGAGCATGCGGTCAAACGCGGCGCGGATATCATCGCTGATCGGCGCCCGGAGCCGGGTCACGGTCTGGTAGATATCGGTGAGCCACGCTTTCAGCTGCGCAAACACTCCCGCCAGCCGCGCCGACGGTGCGTGACCTTCCATCAGGTAGCGCTCAAACCCGCGGGCAAAGCGCTCGTGCTGCGCCCGCGTCAGTTCGGCCCCTTCCGCGGAGCCGAGCCACTTGCGCACCGCGGCCGCGTCCGCGACCAGATCGGCCGATGCGCCAGGCGCGCGCGCGTCGTTCAGCAGATCGTTGAGCGTGACGTGGCCGAACTCATGAAAGAAGGTGGACGCATTCGCATCGCCGCGCATCAAGGTGATGACAGGCCGCGTCATATCCCCGCCCAGGCGAACCCGGCCGCGGACAACGCTGGTGACGCGCTGGGCGAGCTCGGCGACGCGTGACCGAGGCGACTCGCTCCGGATGGCCGCGCCTTGGTCCGCGTAGAGCTGTTCCGCGGTGCCCCTGGCGCCGCCCAGCCGGGCCGCGCGGGTTTCATAGTACGCCGCCACCACTTCGGCCGCGGCGTTGGCTTCCGCCTCGGGCCGGCCCGCCGCGATCAGCTTCGCCGCGACATCGGCCCGGATAGACCGACCAGGAGCGGACGACTCTACCGACGCGGGCGGGACCGCCGTCTCGGGAATGCCTCGCGGCGCCAGCATGCCGCCTTGCGGACCAATGGGCGCGATGCCGAGGCTTTCCCGCACGGCCCGCACCTCTGCCGCCGACAGTCTGCCGCCCAGCGCATCGCTGATCTCCCGCGCCGTCTTGCCCGCCCTCGCCAGGTTCGCAACCTGATCGGTGAGGCCCAGGCGCTTGGCGAACGCGACGGCTTCCGCGTTGTTAGCCGTGAGCCAATCCGGTACCGGACCGTCAACGTCCGTCGGTCCCGTGGGGCGAGGTGACGTTGCGGCCGCCTCGGCAGCCCCAGGGACCGCCCCACCAGGGGCCGCCTCAGAACGCCCAGGAGCGGGGGGAGGTTCGGCCCCCTCTGGGACAGCGGCCGCGGCCGCCGCGGGCGCCTGGGCGGGCGCCACCGGCGCGGCAGGTTCGGCCGCCACCGGTGCCGCAGGCTCGGCCGCGGCTTCCGCCACCGGCGCGGCAGGTTCGGCCGCGGCTTCCGCCACCGGCGCCGTGGGCTCGGCCCTGGCTTCCGCCACCGCCGCGGCTGGCTCCGCTTCGATCTGCGTTTCCGGGAACCGCTCCGCCGCCTCGCGGTAGGCCGCCGATACCTGCGGCGCGAGATCCCGCATCTGAGAGTCGGTTTCCATCAGCAGCCGCCGCCAGGACGCTTGCTGTTCCGAGTCCGCCATCAGCGCGGCCATGCGGTTCTCATCGGCGAGGAACGCATCACGCTCAGCGACCAGCGGCGCGAGCCTCGCTTGATATTTCTTGGCGAGCCGCGGGGTGGTGTCCGGGTCCGCCAACCGTCCCTCGAGATATTCAATCTGCGACTGGTGAGGCGCCGAGGCTTCGATGGCGGCGCGTTGCTGTTCCTTCGACTCCAGCAGCCGAGAGCGGATCAGATCGGCTTGCGCCGACAACGGGTCATATTCGGCGAACACCTCGGGGGCGATGCGCCGCGCCTGCGCATGGATATCGAGCGGAGGCGGTTCGGTTGGAGGCAACCCCTCGGCTTCACGCTCCGCCGCTTCCTCTTGCAGCCCGGTGATCTGGGCCCGCACTGTGGGCGTGATCGGTGTCCGTTGCGTCGCAGTGACCGGCCCGCCGTATTGCGCGAGCTGCGTTTCATCCCACGCCGACCGCCCGCCTGGCCCGATGACATTGAGCGCGGCCGCGTGTTCGACTTCCGCGACCGATAGCGCCCGGTTCATCTCGCGGCCCAGCTCGCTGCCCAGCAATCCGCCGCGCGTCGGCACATGCACGCTCAGGCCGCCAAGCTCCGCACCGCCCAGCGGAAACGCTTCCGCCATGCCCGCGACATCGCGGCCCAGGCCCGGCATGCCCCACTCGGTTCCTTGCTGAACCGCCGCTTCCTGAAGCCCGGAGATCCCCGCACTGACCGAGCGCCCGAGTATCCCAGCCAGCCCCAAGGTCGCGGCGACCGCGGGGCGAATCATCGCCTCCTGGAACGCGCGCAGCACGCCGCCCTGGCCCTTGGCCAGATCGGTGTAGACGCCCGCGCCTTTCAGCCAGTCGTTGACATCATCCGAATAGCCGAGGTTGTGGCCGTGATCCCACGCGACGCCGATGCCATGGCCGAACGCCGCCAGTACGCGGACGCGCGACGCGGACTGCCGATCGAATTCATCCAGAGCCAAGTCGGATTCTTCTGGACCAGGCGCGAGCCACGACCCGGCGCGGATGGGGGCATACTCCGGCCGAGGCCCGAGCAGATCGACCGCCGATGCCGTCGGTTCGGCGGGCCGCGGTCCCAGCAGATCGGTTGTTGTTTGCGCCGCCGCCGGCGGAAGGGTTTCGCTCATGGCGTGGTCGGCGCGGATGGTCCGGACTGGCCGGGCGCCACCATCAGCCCGCGCCTACGCAACTCGGCTTCCGCGCGGTCCCAGGCCGCCGGTCCATAGCCCCAATACCCGTCTTTGTAGGCCGCCTTGATGCCGGCCGCCGTGGTGAGATCGCGCGTGCCCGCCGCGGCTGGCGCGGGCGTGCCGCCGCCATCGTCCTGGATTGGGTTGTTGGCCGCCTGGAAATCTTCCCACTGTTGCTTTTGCGTGCGCACGTACTGCGATGACAGCTTTTCCAGCGGGCCGTCCTTGCCAAGGATGTCCTGCGGACTCTTTCCCGCCTGGCGCAAATTCTCGTACAGGGTCAGCCCCGAGACCATGAATTGCGCAAACCGCTGTTCGCCGATCGGGTCCTTGCCGCCCAACAGCCCGTGTTGCGAAATCCGCGCGTGCGCCGCATCGAAGAACGCGCGTTTCATCTGGCCTTCCGCCTGGCCTTCCGGGGTGCGCGTGCCCATGATTTCGGTTGTCAGTTCATGGATACCCGCGAGCGTCAGATCACCGTTCGGGCCGCCACGTGCCCAGAGCTGCGCCGGATCGGTGATGCGCTTGTCCGGATCGGACGCGTGCACAGCCTGATAGGCCGACCAGAACCCCGGACCATACTCGCGTGCCTCACGTCCGCCCGTGACCTGGTTCAGATGATCTTGCGCCACCCGCCAGAGGTGGTCCTTTTGCTCCCACGTGAGATCGGTATTCGCGGCCAGTTCATTGGGATCAAACTTGGTCGGATCGGTGAGCAGCTGGTTGACCACCCGGCTTCCCGCCGCCTCTTGCGCGTCGCGCTTCTGCTTCGCGACATCCGCTTCGTACTTGGCTTGCAGCGTGTTGGCTTGCGCGATTTCCTGCCACACGCCTTCGATCATCGCATGCTGAAGGTCCGGCCGATCCGGGAACCGCTGGCGTGCCTCCGCGCGCGCCGCTTCCATCCGCGCGAACTCGGCGCCGAACACCTCGGGGTTATGGCTCGATTGCACCGGCGGGGAGGTCGACCCCGCGGGCCCGGGTGCGGTCGTGGTCGCTGCCGCAGGCTGCACCGGTGAGCCAGCACCGGCCCCGCCCAGCGCGGCGAGGTGTTCATTGAACTTATCGACGTACTGCGCCACGGTGACGCGCCCGTCGGACCGGTTTTCTTTCCATGGCGTGGGACTGCCAGGAGGCGCGATGTTGCCCGGCCCGCTGATCATGCCCACCGCGACCCGCTCCGGATCGCCGTGTGCCTTTTGCCAGAGATCCGCGATCACCCGTTCCTTGACCGCCGCGCGGTCCGCCGGGTTGTCGAAACTCTCGGCGCCGCGTTTGTATAGATTGAACGTGCCGGGAATGATGCCGTCGCGCGCCTGACCATCCGGGCCCAGGCCTTCGGTGACGTTGATCGCTTGCGAGATCACCGGAGGTGCGCCCGCGCCTGCGCCTGCGCCTGCGGCGGGCACATAGCCGCCACCGCCGGCACCGCCCGACATCACGTGATTGATGCCGTCCGCCACCGAGGCGCGATCCGCGCCGGCGCGGTATTTGCCAAGCAGACTGCTTGCCGTGGCCGCGTCAAACCGGGTGATGTTGTCCTTGACGAATTGCTCAGCCGCCGCCGGATTGGCGTTGCCGATCCCCTCGGCCCGCGAGGTGAACAGCTTTTGCGCCACCTGAAATCGCGTGTTCGCGGCTTCCTCGGGGGACGCGCTGTTCAACGTGTTGATTTTGTCGGCAGCGAGCATCGCGTCTTCCAGGTTGTGCTGGAAATGCTCCGGATCGTTGTAGTTGGCCGCGACGTCGCGCGCCTTGACCTCAATCGCCGCGTTCTGTGTGTCCAGCCCATAGCGAAAGCTTTGGGTCTGGTAATGCGCGCCGACCCGTTCGAGCATGTAGTTTTCCAGCCGGCGCGACGACTCATCAAACGCCAGCTGTTGCATCGGATTGGCGAGGCTTTGCTTGATCGCCTCACGTTGCGCTTGGATGGCCGAGATCACGCCCTGTCCGCCATCCACCGCGGCCTGGCCATGCAGCCCGAGGTACCCAGGGGTTGATGGGTTGTTCGGATCGCCGAATAGCTGCTTGGTGCCGAAGTCCTGAAAGCGGTAATACGCCTGATCGCTGCCGATGTTGTTGATGACGCGTTGCCGCTGCAACACCGCGTCCGCGAGCCGGTCGCTCGCCTGGCCCAAGGTCGCGCCAAGCCGCTCCGTCGCCTGGCCAACCTGTGCCCCGAAATCCGCCGGATTGGCTTGGACGTTGAGATAGTCCGAGGGAACCGACGTTGACGGCAGGACCGAGGGAACTGGCGAGTATGGAACTTCCGGCATCAGACCGCACCACCAGGGTTACCACCAGGACCAAACACGTTCGGTGGTTTGTTCAGCGCGCCGAGCAGCTGATACTGCGCGTATTGACTGCCGATGCTGGACGCGCCGCCGAGCACCGATGACATGCCGCCGATGGTTCCCGCGGTCAGTGCTTGCGCCGATTGCGCGGTGTCGAGTTGGCTTTGCGCGGTGGAACTCACCGACTGCGCCTGGTAGCCGTAGGCTTGCAGCGCGGCGTTGTTCCGGATGGTATCGGCATTCAGCGCACCGATCGTCTTGGTGCCGGACTGCACATCGAGCGCCGAGCCGGAATTGACATCGAGGCCGTTCGCGGCCTGTGCGGCGCGGATCGCGCCTACCTGTTGCGCGGTTTTCAGCTGTTCGGCCTGTGCCTGCGTATTGCCGGCCTGCGTCGCGTACTGGGCGTTTTGCTCGGCGATCGTGGCATTGTTCGCCGCCACCTGCGCCTGATAGGACGCCGCCGCCGATTGCGCGTGTCCGGCTTCGATCGCGCCATAGGTGCCGACGACCGCCGCGGCCGCCGACGAAACCATGGACACGATGGCCGCAGTCGAAAGCGTCACGGTGCCCGGATCGAGCGCCACGCAATCCCAGAACGCGTGCGAAGGCCGGCCGCTGGGTCCCCACCTCATGATGCGATCCCCCCGATTTCAACCGGCCGAACAACGACACTGCCGATCCGCGTTTCATCGCCGATCGAGAACCCGAGCCAGCCCAGCCAGCGCAGCGATTTTGGATAGCGCGCGTCCACGAAATTCCGCAGCACGGGATACATTGCGCGCGCCCGCGCAAGCCCCGCCCGCGACTCGCGGAGGAACCGCTTCTTGTGCCGTTCCAGGCCGGGTTGAGACACCATCCAGATCAGCCCCTCATCGGACAGCACGCCACCGATCGGGATCACGCCGCCGATGCAGAGCGGCGCGCCGTCCTCCCGGCCGCACCACGTCATGACGGACCGCGCGATGCCGTCGCGGATCACCGCCGCCGGATCGCCTTCGCCGAGTTCCGCAAACACCGCGAGATCCTTGGGCGCCATCAGCGCCACCAGCATCGCGGCGTGTTCCGGCCTGGCCGGAACCACATCGACGACGTTACGAGTCGCCAACGGTGATCTCCGGTATCACGCCCAGGATCGTTGCGGGGACGGGATCATCCACCTGTAACCAGAGTTGCCCGCCCGTATCAAACTTTGGATCGAGCACGATACGCTCATCCCCGGTGACCAGCGGCAGCGGTCCGCCCAGCGCGATCGTACTATTCCATTCCTTAACCGGAACTACCGTTTGCGCGGTGCGACCGGCCTTCAACCCGCGCGTGTCGCGCACCCTGACGGTCACCGCGTTGATCTTCTTCCGCTTGCCCTGAACGGTGCCTTGCGGCCCATCGCCCGCGTCCAGATAGAGCGTTTGCAACTGGCATTGGAACGGCAGTCCGACCACCACCGACGACGCGGCAAACTGCAACGTCACCGCCCCACCGCTCACCACTTGCTGCGCCATGACGTTGCCGTCCGCGAGGATGCTCACCGTCTTGCCGTTGAGGTAGGACAGCCCCGAGACCGTGGTTACCGGCGTGGTCATCGTCCACGCACCTTGCGCGGCCGGTAGCGGCGTGGCTGAAGGATCGTTCGGCAGCGTCGGGAACGCCGCGGTGATAGTGGCCACCACGTGTTGCGTGTTCGTATAGCTGGTGATCGTCGCCTTGCCGGCGAACGCGCGGATGACCGCGCCCACATTGCCGCTACTGAACACCGCCTGATCGGCATAGAACGTGACGCTTGACCCGACCGTCCCCGCGCCGGTGCCGGGGAACAGATTGGCCGCGGGTTGCGGTTGCGACAGCGAAAGCCCGCAATCGACGCACCAGGCATTTTCGATGTTGGCGGGCACGCCCAGCGCCGGGTTGCCTTCGATCAGGAAGCGATCCGCCAGCCGTTCCACGGTGTACGTCCAGGCCCCGTTCAGGTAGCGCTTGACCAGGAAATAGGTCGCGTACACCACCGCAGTGGACACGGTGCCGCCGGAGGTTGTCGGCACGGTTTCCTTGACCACGCACGTGGATTGGAACAGCCCGTTCGTATCGTGGCGCGACCACGCGTAAACGTCCTGTTCCTTCAGATACGTGAAGCCCAGAAGGATGCCATCGTCGCGCACGCACCAAACCACCTTGTATGGCTCTTCCGCGTAGGACCATTCGCGGATGGTGCGCCCGCTGAACAGGTGGTTACTGAGCACCGTCATATCGGTGCCGGTGTAAATGTTGACATAGAAGTTGTACGACAGATCGCGGATGTAGCCGTACGGATTGGCATACAGCACATCGAAGTTTGCCGTGATCGGTGGCAGATCGGACGCGCCGTTGAACGCTTGCGGTTGCGCCGTGATCGTGGATGGCGTGACCGCCGCGGGCACGCCGCCGAAGCCTGGCGAGCCGCCGGATATCAGCCAAGCGCCGTTCGAGGAAAATGCGATCAGCCCCGACGGCATCGGGGTAAAGGATTTGATCGCGTTCACCTGGGTTGACGCGAGGGTATCGGTGATCGCGTCGGATGGTTGCGTGGGATAGGCCGCGTCCATATTGGTGAACGCGCCGACCTTGGTTGCCCAGAAGGTTTCAGGGTCCGCGGCTGAACCACCGAACCACTGGCGTTGGCCATAGTACGTGGTGCAGCCTGGATAGTTCGAGCTGGCGAATGGGTTGTAATGCGTCGGCGGGGCGCTGGAAAAATCCGGTTGCCCGTTGCGATCCACATAGGTGGTGCCGGTGCACGAGCCGATGAGGCCGAAGATGGAGTCAGCCGGCGCCCCTGCGTTCGGGGTTTCTTGCTGGCGATAGACGTTATAGCTGGTGGGCGTGGTGCCGGATGGTGCGGTCCATGTCACCGTCATGTAGGCGTTGCCATCGGTGGACATGATGCGCGAGCCGGTCGCGTTCGAGAAGCTGGCGGACGGAACGCTTTCTTCGCCGCTCGCACTGACCGCGGTCACGACATAGGTGTAGCTTGACGCGGTGGCATCACCCGAGGCCGCCGACTCCGACCCGTGCGTTGGCGATGCCGAGCCGCTGGTCGGCGGTTGTTGCACCGCAGCATAGGTTACCGTGGTAAGGGTCCAGCTGGTATCGCTGGTGCGCTTCAATTGCTGCGGTGCGTAGGATGGATGCGTCAGGGTAAGCGTGTCGGCGCTCTGTGTGAATTTCAGCAGCGGCAGATCGGCGAGCGCATACGGGCTGGAAATCGTGTAGGGCGAGCCGCCCGAGAGCACCTGGGCGCCCTGCTTGTAAACCGCGATGTAGCCGCTGCCGAATTCGAGCACGTAGGATTGCAACGTCGAGAACTGGAACGGGATGAGCCGCGGTGGTGCGCTGGTTCCCGATGTGGCGCTGGTGGCGATGTAGCGCGTTCCGGGTCGGGTTGCCGCGCCGCCGCGGTAATCCACGAAGGTGTTGCGCATCGCCGCGGCGCCGACCTTGTATTTCGCGAGATCGACGCGCGCGAACACCGAAGGCGAGATTTCGCCCGCGGCAAAGGACGGCTGGATCAGGTTGACGGACATTCACGATTCCTGGATGCGCGGTCACGGTCGCGCCAAGTGCGGCGAACGAGACGCGGGATTTGCTAACCTTCGCGCATGAGCACCACATTATCGCTTCCGAGTACGGAGCAGGAGCAGCGCGCGAAGTGGGACCTTCTGTTGCTCGACTTGGAATTGCGCTCCGAACAGCTCAGGCAACTGAAGCGCTATGAACCGCTGCGCCTGATGATATCCGCGATCACCGCTGCGGCTGCCCTGCTTGGTGCTGGCGCCGCACTTGGCGCGCTGGCCGCGCGGTTCCTGTAGCCGACTCTGCGTAACCTACGCCGCTTCGAGCACGCTCGCGCCGGTCCGCGCCAACGCATGCTGGCCGATGACGCCAGAGCCAGGGAACAGATCGTCGAATTGATCGCCCTCCTGGACGTTCAGGAGATCCAATATCCAGACCGCGAACGCGTCCGGCTTGGCGCCCTTGAACCCCTCACCACGCTTCATCCGCACGTTGCACGAGAGCCAATCCCGGATGGTCGGTTGCTCGTATGTGCGCTTGCGACCGCCGCGTAGGATCACCGGTTCCCAGGCGTAGGCCACACGCACGCCCGGCTTGAAGAACGCGAACGGCTTGACCCAGGAGCACACCCGGCAACCGTCAGGCAGCATCGGCAGCAGGGTTTGCAGGCTTGGCACCGATGCCGACATGGCCCAGCCGTCGGGGTATTCGACGGTGAGCCGTTCGATCAGCCCTCGGTGGGTTTCCGGGTCATCCCAGATCATCGCGTCGGGATGATGTTGCGCGTAGAAGCGAGCGCAGCCCAAATAGGGCGGGTCCGCGTATGCGAATTTCAACGTCAAAGCTCCAATCAGAAAGCTGAAAACAGCGGCCCATAGGGGAACAGAAATCCGCCGCCCCATTCCACGGTGCCGAACCACCGCGCGCCATGGCCTACCGTGATCCAATCAGGGGTGTGGTCCATGATCGTCAGCCCCTCATTGCCATCACCCACCCGCGCAATGATAATCTTGTCGTTGGCAATCTTGATGAGATCGTTTGCCCGCGCCCTGTCCCCGGTAAGCGCATAGCAAAGCTTGGCCGCCAACGCCGCGACCATCGCTTCCTGAAACAGCGGGTCCCACAGCGACTCAATGGTGATATCGCGCGTGTAGGTCAGCAGCGCTTGATCGGTGTTCGCGAGGATCACCGTGATCTGCGAATTGTTCCCGTCGAGGTCGGTCCCGATCTGGAACCGCTGCCCCGGTGCGGCCCACCAGCTTTGCGAACCCGCCAGCTGGCCCGGGAACATCGGCACCGAACCCAAGGTAGCCAGGCTGTAATTCTGCACCAGCTTGCGCGCTTGCAGGCAATCGCTGGGGTACGCGTATTCGTAGAGCCAGCCTGGTGGCGGGTAGGCTTTGCTCCAAACTCCGGACGATGGAAAGTTCGGGGTTTCGGTGGTGCCCGGTGCCGACTTCAAGAGCGAGAGTTGCGCGGTCGCTTCTGCGAAGCCCCAATGCGCCGAGCGCACCAAGTGCTGGCGTATCGGGATGTAGTGCAGGCTGACGCTGTTCGACTCGTTGGACCCTTCGGTGAGGCTGGAAATGGTCGACCGCGTGCCGGCTTCCGACAGCGCGCGGTTTGCAATGGATACCTGATCGGTCACTGCCCGAGACCCCAGCCCGCCGGCGCCATGCCGTTGGCGATGATGAGCACGCGATTAGGATCGCACTCTGTGATGGTCGCCTGAAACGGCGTGCCGGTATGCGTGCCGTCATCGGCGACGTTGACGGTATAGCTGCACCCGGATTGCACCCACGTGCGCCCATACTGATCGGTGACGTCGGCGAGCGCCGGCTTGGCCGCGAGCATGTGCGACAGCAAGGACGTGGCGATGACCAAGGTTCTGGGTCGCATCAGAGATTGACCTTCAGAGCGCCGCCAGTGCCACCGATACCGCCCGTGGTTCCGGAGGGTGCCGTCGGCGCGCTGCCTGCGACGGTGTTGAAGCCGCTGGACGTCAGGGTGCCCGTCGAGAAGACGTGGATTTGGTAGGACCCGGAATAGCCGCCGGTGCCCGCCAGGCCGCCGTTGCCGGTGCCCAGGCCGTTGCCACCATTGGCCCCCGCGCCGCCGGAGACGTCCACGGCGTTGGTTGCCGTGCTGCCGAGCAGCTGGCCCAGGAACAGGTAGACCACGCCGCCACCGGCGCCCCCAGCCCCGCCACCGCCCGCGGCGTTGCCCGCGCTGGCGCTGGCCCCGGGCCCCGAGGCGCCAGGCCGTGCGGAGATCGCGCTGGCCGCCGTCGAGGGGCCGCGGTTCAGCGCTCCGCAGGCGAGATCGAGGTGCCCGCCAGGTTCGCCGCTGGCCCCGCCACCGCCGCCGGCATTGGTGCCATCGCCAGCCCCACCGCCGCCGCCGCCGGCATACATGCCGGGATAGATGACGTTTAGGCCGGTGTTGCGCGTGTAGTAGACCAGTGCTGCGTCCGGACTTGGCAGATAGAGCGGGCTCACCGCGTTGCTGTTGGTTTGCGCCGTGGCGCCCGTCCCGCCCGCATTGGCGCCCGCTGCACCACCAGCGCCGCCGACCCCTCCCGAACCGCCGTTGCCCGGCTCGGTCTGCCCGCCGGAGTTGCCCGCGTTCGAGCCGGCCGAGGTGCTGCCGTTGCCGCCTGCCCCGGGTGTTGACCCGTTCAGGAATCGCGGTGGCAGCGTGTAATTGCTGCCGTCATTGTTCGTCGCGCCACCGGTAGAGCCGGACGCCGATGAGAACACGCCAGCGCCGTCGGCATTGATCGCCGAGGCGCCCGCTTGCGTGATGTCGCACGTGCCGAGAACGAATACCGGGAAGTTGGCCACCGCCAGCTTGCCGGTCCCCGAGAGCGTCAACGACTGATAGAACATCGGTCGCGTCAGCGTGGTTGTACCGCTGGCGATCGTGACCGCGCCGTCGGCACCGCTGCCGAAATAGCCGGTTGCCACCGATCCTTGCGGCAGCCAGCCGGCACCGGTGTAGGTTTCGCAGTAGCCGGTTGTGAGATTGTAGCCGAGGGTGCCGAAGGGTGGCGCCGTTGGCCGTGCGGTGACAGTCCAGTTCGGGACCGAGGCGCCGCTGCATGTTGGGGTTTGCGCCCAGGCTCCGCCGCTCAGCAGCAGGAGCACGAGCGAGGCCGGCGCCAGCGTCCGCCAGCGGTTCATTTGCACGGTCATCGGTCGCGACTAGATCGGAACGACCGTGTAGACGACGGTGACGCGGACCGAGCCGTCCCCGCTGGTATAGGCTTGCTGCGAACTCAGCAATTGCCACACCACCGGCAAGTTGGCGATCGACGCCGTCGTTGTCAGCAGCGGCGTTCCGTTCGCAGCGACCGGGTTGGAGTCGAGCGTGATGTTTGGCGTCGTGCGTGTCCCGATCCCACCGTCCCCGCCATCGGCCGCCAGGCCAGCATTGGTGCCGTAGAACAGGGACCCGCCCGTAGGACTGCCGCCGGGGTTATAGAGGACGGTGTAGGACAGCAGTTCATAGTTGGCGAAGAAGACGATAATCGCCCGCCCGCTTCCTGGTGCCGGAATGATGGTGACCGGCTTGGTGCTCAGCGTGAGGATTTGCGCGGAGGGTACCGTCACGGTCGCGACCTGAACCGCGACGGTGCCGAGCGGTTGCCAGATGCCGGCCGATGCCGAGTATTGCTCGCAATAGCCGACGGATGAGTTGTACCCGACGGTCCCGTCGGGCGGAGTCGTCGGACGGCCCGAGGTGGTCCAGCCTGGCACGGTGATGCCGTTGCACGTGCCCGAGGTTTGCGCCCGGGCTCCGCAGCCCAGCAACAGCAGCAGCGCCGCCCCAAGGGCGAGCCGAATAACGTGATTCATTCGATGCCCTCAGTTCAGCGGGACGGTGTTGTAGACGACGGTGATTCGGAGGCCGCCGTCACCGCCGGTGAGCCCGCCGTTCGAGGTGTAAACGACGGCCTGATTTGACAGGTAACCCGTCGCGCCGCCGACTGGACCCGATGCCGTGAAGGACGCGTTCGAGCCGAGCACGAAGATGTTCGGCGGGTTCTGTGCGAGAACGCCGCCGTCGCCGCCGTCGGCGACGACGGCGATACCGCCCCCAAAGTTCACCGATCCATAGTACAGACCGCCGCCGTCGGTGTAGGGCGTAGTGCCGAACAGCGCTTCATAGATTGCGAACAGAACGATGATCGCGCGCCCGGTTCCCGGCGCGGGGACGATCGTCACTGGCGTGGCGTTTGCGGCCAGGATTTGCGCCTTGGTCAAGGTGACGATGGCGATTTGCGCGGCGACGGTACCGAGCGGCAGCCAAATACCCAGCCCCGCCGAGTATTGCTCGCAATAGCCAACCGTGCTGTTGAAACCGACGGTGCTATCGGGCGGGGTTGTCGGGCGCGCGGAGGTGGTCCAGCTCGGGACCGACACGCCGTTGCAGGATTGCGCCCATCCCGCGCGCGGCAGCGAGGCCGCCAGCAACGCGAGGAACGCGATAATCCGCAGCATCAGCACCACACCCGATGCGCGCCGATCGTGGCCCACACCGGCCCCGTCGCAACCACGCACTGCACCTGGAAAAACGCTGGCGCATAGTCCTGGGCTTTGGCGTTCGCCGCCGCCGCGATCGCCGGCCCAACTTCGATCAGGGTCAACCCCGTGGCCGAAATCGCCGCGGACGCGAGGATGCTCCACGTCGCACCACTCGAATTGTCATAGCCGAGCAGGGTGACGGTGAGAGATCCCGCGGTGATCGCACTGACGTTGATCGCGATCCGCAGTGCAGGCGACGGATTGTAGAACGGGCCGAAGGTGACGTTCGCGGACTGGTTCGTCAGTGTGGCCAGCAGCTCGTCGGTGTTGTTGACAACCGACGTGACCTTTTCGACGGTCGCGAGGTCGGAGGTGGGAACAGTCATGCGCGCGCCCTCAATCCGGAGCGGCTTGCGCCGCCCCGGTTAAGCTTCAGGATGATCCAGTGTTACGGGTTCAGAACCTAGTTCCCCGACAACGACTCCTCACTCCACGTGAACCGGATTTCGAACGCAATGCCCGACGGTAGCGCGGTGCCAAGCCCGTTCAGCGCGAACTGCTGGTTCGCGTTGCGCAGGATCGGTGCCTTGTCGTTCATGCCGGTGAACGTCCAAACCAACGGCGCGATGCCCGAGCCGCCACCGGTCAGGGTGCCGCCGACGACACGGCCGGCGCGGATCGTGCCGACCAAAGTCCCCGCCGTCGGCGCCGCACTGTACTTCAGGACCGAGCAGCTTGCCGCCACGTCGTTCGGATCGCAGGGAACCGCGGTCACCGCCGCCGAGGTGCCGCCGGTGTCCGGGGCACTGTTGACGTTCAGCGCCAGTTCGTACGCGCACGCCGCGGTCGCAGCGCACCAGACTTCCACCGCGAGCAGTCGGCACACCACGAGCGATGAACCGGTGAGGGTGAAAAAGTCCTGCGGTGTGGCCTGTGGCGTGAACGCGGTCACCGCCGCCGAATAGGTCGGCTTGCGGCCTTCCGAGTTTGACAACTCCTGGCCGTACTGGTTGACCGCGAGTCCCTGGCCGCTGTTGAGGAACGCGTCAACCTGCTTGAAGAGGCCAGCAACAGCGACCTGTTGCGCAACCGGTAATGCCATCAGACCGCCCTCCCTTTACCGGCATGCGAAGGCGCGGACGCCAGCGCTGCCGCCATCACGCGCAACGCGTCCTGCAACGCCACCTGGCCTTGCACGAGCGCATCCAACTGCGCCGCCTGTGCGCCGCCCGCGCGCGCCGCATCGGCACGCTCGCGGGCCACGCTGGCCTCGCGATCCATGGCTTCCAACAGCCCGGAAACCAGCTGTTCGACGGTCCGCCCGCCAATCGGGTCCCGGCCCAGCGGCAAGTGCCGGGTCGGGTCCAGCGAGGCATTCGGGTGCGCTTCCCAGTAGGCAGCCATGGCCGCGCGCGCCTCATCGTTCAGCGGTTCGAGGTGCGGGCCCGGGACGCCCAGGTATTCGATCTCAGCGCCAGCGGAGAGCAGTTCGCACACCGGTGCGCGAATGCCGTAGATGCGCGCCGCCTGGTGATCGGCGCCGAGCTGGAGTAGTTGCGGTTCCGGCGATCGGGGCAAGTACGCACCCTTCTCGTCGATCACGCGGTAGCGTGGTGTTGCCATCTCGCAAACTTTCGACGGCCGCGCATCGATGCTGCCCGGCCGTCGCCTTTCTTCAGATCAGGTTTTGAGGGGTGACTCCGCTTACGCGCCCGACGGCCACGAGAAGCCAGGCGGATAGAGCGCCGGCTGGTCCTCATCGAGCACCAGGCCAGCCCAGATCGAGCCCGCGGTCATGGTGGCCGAGCACGTGTACGACAGCCGCAAGAAACGCGGTTTCGGCTGGGGTGCACTGAACGCCGTCGTGACCGAGGTCGCGGTGCCCGACGCGTTGGCCGAGAGGGTCAACGTCACACCGGAGATCGTCGAGATCGTGGTGCCCGGGACGATGTTCGGGTTGCCGTAGATCACCATGCCATCGAGCAGACCGGTTGCCGACGCCACCGTAGCCGAGTTGGACGCAGCGGTGGTCGTCAGGGTGGTAATCACCGGGGTGAGCGGGAACTCCGAGACCGACGCGAGTTCGACCTTCAGCGGCCGCTGCCCTGCCGTCAGCATGCCGAGCGGCAGTGCCGAGGTGGCTTGCAAGGTCTGATAGCCGCCCGGAGATCCCGAGCCGTTGTCCGGTGCGCCCTGGACCGCGATGGTGAGGGTTGCGGTTGCGGTTGCGCTGGCGAACGTGGTGATGACGCCGACGACGATCGACGGGGCGATATAGCCCGCGCCGCCGAGGTCGCGACCTGCCACGAGGTCCAGCACGTTGGACGATGTTGCGGTCACGGTGATAGCCGTGCCCGTGATCGGCTCGAATAGGAGCTGACCGTCGATTATCATATGTCAATTTCTCCGAATGTCTGACGAGTCAGACAGGATGTCGGACAGGAGCGCGTGTTGATTTTTCCGACCTCGAATGAGGCGGAAAAAACGCGCTACGAGACGGTCGCTTCCGTGCTGAGCAGCTGGTCGACGGTGCGGATCGGCACGCCGCAGTAATTCATGACCGGCTTGCCGTCCCAGTTCTCCATGTTCAGGAGCAGGTTCGGCTTGTTGTGCATCTGTATCCGCAGCCACGTCCGGATGACGCGGTTTGCATACAGCACGCTCCGATCACCGCTCGCGACCCGACCCGAGGCATCGGTCACCGCCTGCGTAGACGCCGCACGCGCCATCAGCCGTGGCGGACGCTCCAACATGCGGTCCAGCGCGTTGATCAAGTTCGGGGCGTTGACACCGGCAAGCGTTGTGACGTCGATGTTCGCGGCCCGCACCTGGAAACGCCAGTCAGCAACGAACAGCCCGGCTTCCCATTTGAAGTGCGAGCGATACGCCTGATAGGTGTTGTTGTTGCTGTCGAGAACCGGCCATTCGCCCATGTCGATGTGCTGAAGCCCGGCCTTCCTGCCCTTGGGGAAAATCCCGTGACAGGTATCGTCGGACCAGGACACCAGCCAGAGCGAGGTGTTTGTGCTCGCACTGCCGCCCATCGAGATCACGTTGTTCGCGGTCTGCGCATTGCTCACCGTCGCGGTGGCATAGTACGGCGACAGGCCGGTGAACGTCGCAGGCGAGGTCGGCGCGTAGCCGTAGAACAGCTGCCCGGCCATGTACTGCGACATGCCTTCGAAGAAGCCACGGTCCTGATTAAGCCGGTACGCCGCGGTGTTGCCGTTGAGGTCCGCGAGGTCCTTGTCGATCACGCTGTAGGCTTCGAAGTTGCCGCACGTCGCGACGATCGGCGCAGCGGTCGCCTTGGCGTTCGGCACGCCGACGTTGATCGGTCGCGCGGTGGGCGTCGGCAGCGAGGTGCGCACCGTGCCCTTGTGCCCGGTGACGAGGTTGCCCTCGATCCAAAGCATGTCGTCGAGGATTTCGTTTGCCTGCGACAGCAGATCGATAATGACCGCCGTCTTGCCGTCCGGGTCCTGCTCGCGGGCCCAATCCGCAAGCGTGGTTGCCGTTGTACCGAGGGTTGCCATTCACGTGTCCTATCGGGCGCCGGGCGCCTGATTGTGCGTTGGGTAAAGGAGGTCCGCCGGATTGGTTTGCTGGCGTGCCGGAGCGCCGGCCACGTGGCCGCCTTCCGTGTGTGCCGCAGCAAGCCGCGCGATGAACCGCACGATGGCAGGGTTATTCCCAGCGCCGGTGAGAAGGAGAGCCTGGTTCAGGGCCTTTCTCTCGGGCGTGTTAGGTGCACCTGCGTAGTCATCCATGAGCCGCGCGACGTTGAGGCGCATCGGCTCGAAGTGATCGCCGCCGATCTCAGGATCGGCCTTGATTTCCGCTTGCCAACCTTCGTTGGTTTTGACCCAGGCTTGCGCGGCTGCGTTGGCAGCCTCGGCGATCTGTCCGCCGACTTTGCCGATGATCGCTTGCGCTTGGTCCTGTGTGAGACCGAGCTTGCCCGCTTCCTCGCAGAAAGCGGCGAGCGTGGCATTGTCTTTCGCCAGCCCCTCGGGCAGCTCGAAATCGGTGTATTCGACCGGCGCTGCCGGTTCTTTCGGGGCATCTCCTTTCGGGGCATCGCCTTTCGGAGTATCCCCTTTGGTCGCGTCGCCTTCCGGCTGGGCGGGGGCGTCGGTTAAAACCGAGGCCGTGACGACGGTATCAGTGCCCGTGTCAGCCGGCGCGCCGCCCGCCGGCTTTTCACCAGCCGGAGCAGCAGCAGGGGCAGCAGGAGCCGGCGCAGCGGGCGCAGCAGCAGGGGCACCGGCCGCAGGAGCGGCCGGCGTGATCGTTTCACTCATAAAGGTCCCTTAAATTACGAACTCAAACCGACTGGGGGAAACATGGCGATAGGTCCGGGCAAATATGACGACCTCGCAACCTACGTGCGGGAACATGCATGCGCCGAAGCCGTGGTGATTGCCGTGTTCAATGGTTACAGAGGGTCCGGATTTAGCGTGCAGAGGCCGCTTGGCGCCGTTTTGTCGGTTCCGAGACTTCTGCGGACGCTTGCCGATCTCATCGAGCTTGACGGAGGGTAGGCTACCGCGCCGGTATCAGTTCACGGTCGCATCACGTGGCCGGCGGTAGCCCGACGCGTTGTGCTCCGCGAGCGATCGGCCGGCTTCAACCCACGCCAGCGCGTTCTGTTGCTGCGATCCGGGAGGCAGTGCGGCCGGGAAATAGGCCGCGATGTAGCCGCACGCCATCAGCGCAACGCCATCGTCGACGCCATGCGACTTGCACAGATCGCGGATTGCATCGACCAAATCGACGCACTGATAGAGCGCATCACCGGGCAGTGCCCTCATGCGTATGTTCCTTCAGCATGGCCAGGTAGGCTTCGGGCGCGCAGCCCAGGATGTCGGCGATCAGGGATTGCGCGATCTCGCGATGCGCGGCGTTCCGTGCGAGCTGCAGCGGATCGATCGGCACCGTCGGAAAGTCATTCGCGCGGAACGCGCCGCACGTGACCAGGAGCCGGTACATCCACGCGCGCACCTGCGGTTGCTCCATCATGGCCGCGAGCGTTGCTGCCATCTGGCGCGCATCGATGCGCGCGGCGCGTTGCGCCGCCTTGATCTGCTTTGGGTCCGAGGCATCGACCGGCGCCGGCTTCGGCTTATCGAGCGCGGGCAAGCCATGCATCGCCCGCGCGTCGTTCAGCCAATCCGGGGCAGTGACCTCCGAGTCCGTCACGGCGTGACGAAATGGAACGGCCTGACGTGGAACGGATCGCCACCGTCAACGCCATCGGTCTGTAGCGTGACGTGCACCGGTCCCGCGTGGTGCAGCTTGTTCAGCGCATCGATGAGCGAGGATGCCAGTTCGGCCGGGAGGCCGAGGTTGCCGACGTGGCCGATCGCGTGGAACCGGTCCAACGCGTGAAAGTCTGCCGTCATAGTTGATGATACTCCGTTACGGTAATTCAGTGGCTCGAATTGCCCCGCCCAGCGCCGCGAGGTGGTTGCGCATCATTTCGTCGATCGCCTCTTGTGCCTCGCCTTGCGTTGGGTACTTCAGCCCCTCGGATGACGATGCCGGCCGCCATCCACGTGGCGTGTAGCGCCAGCCCTGCCGTTCGATGACCCATGCCATGGAGAGGTCCCTTGCCGCGCTATCCGATGTTCGATGACATCTATCCCGACGATGAGTCCGAGGCGGTCGGGTTTGATCGGGAGTCCGACGAATGGTTCCTAAAGAACGTGTGCGGCTTCACGCGCGAGGGCGGGTGCCTCCTGGCCGGCCGGGAGGAATGCGAGGTCGTGTGTCCCCGGCGGGTCCGCCTCTTGGTTGCGCCATCGCCCAAGCGTCAATGACGCATCGATGGCGCACCGCCGCCACCGTGGAGCGTGCGTCATTGCGCGTTCGTCAATGGCGCACCAATGACGCAACGCAGGGGCCTCGCCGCTTCGCCGATTGACGTGTAAAAGGGCGCCGTGACCGTCTGGCCCGTCCTTGTGCACCCAGGTGGCGGGCAGCCGTCGCGGCTTTGCACATGGTCGCGACGGTGGTCACGGGTGCGATCACCACCAGTGCTCGAGCTCGCAAATCAGCCCCATCGCGACCAGGCCGAACACCGCCAGCCCCGCCGCGATGAAACAGGCAATCGCAAATTCCAGCAGCCGCTTTTGCCGCTCGTGAAAATCCGGGTCCGGTCCTGGCCCGTCCTCGCTCATGCCGCCTGTGGCATACCTGGCGCGCCGCCGGGAACGTCCGGACCGTTGCCCAGCATCGCCGCCAACGCGTTCTGGCCGCCGCCCACCTGGGTTTCCGACAAGGTTTTCGCCGTATCGCCGGCTTGCTGAAGGGCCGCCATCTGTTGCTGCGCCTGCGCCATCCGCCCGCGCTGGGCCCTGATCTGCGCCACCGCCATCGATGCGCGGATCACGCGCGGCGAGACGTTCAGCATCTCCGCGTACTCATCGACCAGCTCGTCGCGATCGATGTTGTCCCACGAGGTGCTGGCGCCGCCGGCTTGCGCCGTCGCGATATCGCCCGCCTGGAGGTGACCCACGAACCCGACCAGCTGTTCCAGCGCCGCCGTCGAGGCCGCGCGCTGGGCAACCGCGAGCATGGACACGTACTGCACTTGCAGCGGCCGACCGTGGATTTCGCGGGGTGCGGGAGGCAGAAGCCCACGCCGTCCCATGATCGCGAAGACCCGATCGAGTTCCGGGTCCAGCCCTTCATTCTGGTTCCGTTCGAGCACCGGCCCGAGCAACGTCAGCTTTTCCTCCTGCCGGCGCGCGACTTCGAACGCGGTCATGTCCTTTTCCGTGTCCGAGATCATTTGCCACAAGCCCGCGAAAAACGTGTCCTTGATGCGGGCTTCGACCTGTTGCCGGCTTTCCTCCATCGCGGTTAGGTCCGGCTTGACCTCATACACCGGGGCGATCCCCGACCCGGCGTTGCTCATGTCGGGAACGTACGTCACGCCACCAGGCAGCAGCACGGCCGGCTGATTCTTCAGGCTGACGTGCGCCTTCAGCGGCGGGTTGACAGACTTGTCGATGGCCTGTGCGGCGCGTCGCTCCATCAGCTGCAATTGCTTGATGCTGCCCAGCGCATCCATGCCAGGCGAGCGACCATAGGCATCGTTCCCCGCGAGGTCCCAGCGCGGTGCGGAGAATGGTTGCTCGTGATAGCCGCCGATCCGCAGCACGCCTTGCTGGCTGTTGCCGCTTTCCCAGTATGCCTCGCGCCACTTGAACCGCGATGGCACCACCTTGCCGCCGACGCGCGAGTCGTTCGGTTCGATGACGTGGGCGACCTTGACCTCGCGGCCGAGGCTGGCGCCGCCGCTCTCGAACAGCTTTTGCACCGAAGCGGAGCAGGCACCCTTGCCGAACCGGGTCACCAGCTGTGACACGCTCATCGTGAACTCGCGAATCATGCCGCCGATCCGGAGCGTATCGTCGTTCCAGAGGTAGTATTCTCCCGCGCACGGATTGGTGCAGCGGATTACATCGTCGCAGTCTTCGTCGATGATCATCGGTGCCGTGCCGAAAACCACGAGGTCAAAGTACTGTTGCGCCTTGGCACTGTAGTAATTCGACCCGCCCAGGACACGCAGCATACGCTTTTCGACTTCATCGAGCCACAGCTTGACCGGTGACGTGTCCGCCACGTCCATATCCGGAATGGACAGCTTGAACCATGGCCTACCGGATGACGTTGTGCCTTCCTTCAGGCCCGCCGCACAGTTCCTTGCCGCCGAGGTGCCGGTGTTGTTGATGATGTGCTGGTTCAGGGGCACGCCGCGCGAGAGTTCATTCGGCGTAACCAGCCATCGATAGCGACGTGGCAGGATGTACTCCGCGATCTCGCGCCAGTGCACCCACCACGTGTACCGAAGCGTGCGTTCGCCGATGAGCCGCGACTCGGCATGCTGGACGAACTTCTGGACCTCGGGCCCGCGCAAATTCGGTGCGGTCCATGGCCCCGCGATGACGTTGCGACGGGTGGTTGCCATGGCTTACTGGCCCGTCAGGCTCTTGCCGGGGTAGCGCACGCCAGCATCCACGCCAGCGGGCCCGGTAAGGATCGTGCTCGACAGTCCGGCCATTTGCGCGGCGTTGGTGCGGTATGCGGCGCCCGCCTTCTGCACGTCCGCCGACGATAGGCTCGGAGGCGGAGGCGGAGGCGGGGGCACCGGAGGTGCCGCCGGCATCTTGGGCGATCCCATGAGCGTGTATCCTAAACCGTTGTTTTGACCGCGCACGCGCCGCATTGCACGATGCGCGCGAGATGAGCGACGCACAGCAACAGCAAGAAGCCATCGAGAAGGCATGGCGCCTGTTGAACCTTCAGGCCGACAGCATGCTGAAATTTCAGCAGACCCGAACCGAGGTCTGGAAAGTGGTTGTCGCAGGCATGGCCGCCGGGGGTGCGTTGGTTGCTGGCACCGCCGCGCTGTTCAAGATTTTCAACCCGTAGTCGGTTAACCCCACACCTCAATCGCCCACCAGCCGCGCGACCATCCGTGGCCCGCGTTCGCCGACCTGGTGCCACCACTGCGAGGCACGCAGCTCCGCCGCCGCACCAGCCCAGTCCTGTTGCTCCATCCGCGCCAGGAACCGGCGGAACGTCGAGAGCGTCGGCCAGCCCATGTTGAACGTCAGGTTGACCATCACCCGTTGCCGTGCTGGTGGCAGCGTCCGCCACCACGGTATGAAGTGATCGAGGTCCGCGACCGCTTCGTCCACATCGTGCTGAAACATCGCTTCGCACTCGGCGGCCGTGATCCCGTTCGAGGTCAGGTTCCGGCCGATGCCGATCGAGGCATAGCCGCGCGAGTCGACGTAGAGCCGAAGGTTGCGCCCTTCATCCACCGTCAGTTCCGCCTGGAGCGCATCCCAGCCGAACGTGTCGTGTGCGGTCCCGCTCATGACAGCCTGACCCGGACCTCGGACGTACTCGGACGGTCCCGCAGCTGCGCAGTCCTGATCCGCAGCCCCGCCAGCATTTGCGCAATCGCGTTGGCATAGCCGGCATGCATCGTGGCCGAGACGCACGTGCCCGCATTGTGCAGCAGCGCGACAACCGCGTTCCACCGCACGTCGTACAGCTCCGCCCCGATATCGCCGGCCGACTCCGAGGCCGCGATCATGGCAGCGGACAGCGCCGAGCACGCCAACGGCAGCGCAAACACCGAGGGACGGCCCAACTCATCAAGCGGTAGCGCGCGCAACCGCGCGACGCGTTCCGCGCATTTCTCCGCCAATGCCAGCCTTGCTTGCAGGGCTTCGAAATGCTCACTCGCGCGGCTCACGCCGCTCCGCCGGAAACACGCATCGGTGGTTGCGGCCCGATGACATCAAACGCCCCGCCGACGCTCTCGCGGTGCGGAAGGTCAGTGCCGTGCTCCGCCTTGTGCGTGCGTAGCTCTTGCTCGCGTTTCCAGATGGCGTGATCGCGATCCGCTGCCCAAATGAACATTTCGATCTCGCGGGCGAACGTCCTGATCTGATCGCGCGGAACGCCCCATTCATTCGCAGCCCGCAAAGCGCGCAGCCGAATTTTCTGCGCTGTCGTCAGCTCCATCAAAACCGTCCTGTAGGTAAATGCATCGACTCAAACGGGTCATAGTCACCGCGCATGCCGCGGTCCGGCGCGTACCCCGGCCGGCCAGCTTCGGAGAGCGGGCGCGCCGCGACGGGGTAGGCAAAAGTTAGAGCCAGCGCGTCCACATCGTCGGGCGACGCCAGGCCGCGCACCTTCATGTCCCGCTTGCTTTCGAGCAGGATCGCGTCGCGACCGTTGCTAATGACGTACGTGTATTGCGTCCCAGTCAGATTGGCGCGGACTTCCGGATCGTCAGGGATGGCGCCACCCGCGAGCCAATCCCGCAGGTTGCCCCACATCTCGGCCCGCTTGTTGGCGTAGGCAGGCCGTTCCTCGGAAAACGACAGGCGATCCGCTTTCGCCCCGAACTGGACTTCCACCACATCCACACCGAGTTGGCGCAGCCGATCGACCACGCCACCGCCGACGCCACCGCCATCGACGAACACCGCGTTCGCGTTCCACTCGCGGGCACAGTCCGCCACGCGACCCGCGAGCTGCATCGTATCGACACCGCGCATCCTGATCGGCGGTATCGTCCGCGCGTCGCGTCCCTTGCGCGCCCAGATCACCGATTGATCGCCACCGTAACGGGCGACGTCGACCCCGATCACCAGAGGATCAGTCAGGATCGCCGCGACCTCGCGCGAGCAGGCATCGTGCACCAACTCGCTTGGGATGAACTGCATCGAGCCGGAGCGCGGGAACATCCCGCGCACGCGCACCCTGAAAAAATCGTGGTCCTCGCCATAGAGGCTCAACCACTCGGCAAACAGCGCCTTATTCGTTCCGGGGACGGTGCGAGCGTCGATTTGACGGCCGTACCAACGATGCTTCTCACGTCCGAAACATTCCGCGAACCGTCCAGTCGGTTCGGTCGGATTGCCCAGTGCGAGCCAGACGATTTCCGTGTTGGCGTCGGTAAGCGATCCCTCGGACGTTTCCCAGACTTTATCCGCGATGCCGCTTGCCTCATCGAATAGCAGCACGAGCCGCCGGCCGACGTTGTGCAAGCCCTGGAACGCGACGAGATTGGTGATCGACCAGGTAACCGCGTCGCAGCGCCAGTTGCGCTCATGACCCGGGACCACCGAATGGATCGTGTGGCCCAACACCCTGAACATGTCGCGGTTGATAGCGAGGCCCGCCCACTTCACGACTTCCGGCCACGTCCGCGTTTCGAGCTGCGCCTTGGTATTCGCGGTGATGAGCGTCCGCGCATCCACCATGGTGGAAAGCGACCACCAGATGAGCCACGACAACACGGCCGATTTGCCGATGCCGTGGCCTGACGATACCGCCTTCAGGACTGGCATCATGGCCTGGCCAGGTTCGTATCCCCGCGCCAGCCGAGTGCCGATGTCCGCGAGCACATCCGCTTGCCAATCGCGCGGGCCCGCCTCGCTTTGGAGATCGCCAGCCTCCCCCCACGGGTAGGCGACTTTGACGAAACCAAGCGGATCGAGCTGGTAGCCGGCCAGCAGGCTGGCCAGCCGATCGAGGTCAGCCGTCGCCGCTTGCTGCACTCGCCTTGCTCCGCCGCGCTTCGAGGGCTTCCACCAAGCGGCCGAAGCCAAGGTCACCGGTCACCGGCAACGCGGGGCGGCCCCAACCGCGATCCAGGATTTCACGCGCGGCCGAGACGACAGCCGCGTCCGGCGCGTGCTTGCTGCGAATCACGCGCACCAGCGCGGCAAACGCTTCTGGCGTGTGCGCGCGCGCGAGGCTCTGGAGTTCGACGGACGCTTTACTTCGGCCCGTCGGATTGCCCGACTGGCCCTTTTGCCAGCGGCTAGCGGGCGGGTTCGGCTTCGGTCGCGATGCTGGCATGCTCTTTCCGACGCGCGGTTTCCTCGGCGATGGCTTCGCCGAGCGATCGCAGCGCGCGTTCCACTGATCCCGGCGACGGGCGGAAATCGTAAAACCCGCCGCTGCGTATCAGCACGCGTTCGATCTCATCCAGGCGACGCTCGCACTCGGCTATGCGCGCGTTCGCCAGCGTGTTCCCACCATCCATATTCGCAAGCCCTTTGTGTATGGTGATACCGCACGCACACGCGACGCGGCGGAACATTGTGAGAATATGGGTTGCGGTAGTGGACGTGCAACGTAAATACCGAGTGTGCGATTGACAGTTCAGCGACGAGAGGAAACACAAATGACCAAACTAGTTGGCGCGCCCGACGCCGGACCGAAGACCATCCCACACGTGGCGACGCCTGATCTGATGCTTAGCCTTGCGCGCGTCATCGACGCGGCGTTCAACGGACCGAAGTCCGCCGCAGCGCTTACCAAGGCGATCGGCCCGCAGCCTCACCAGGCTACGACCGGCTTTATCCTCATCGTCGATTACACACCCACCGGCTTGTGTCAGATGGCGACGACGATCGAGCGGGAACGCGCCATCGAGGTCTTACGCCAGCAGATCGCCCAGATCGAGGGCGCGCAAATGGGCCCCGGTATCACCAGCGCGGGGAATAGCGCACACTGATGTAGACGGTCGCGGCAAGCAGCGAGGCCGCGACGACCACGGCCGTGGCGATGACGATCAATCCCATGTCTGCCACCATGTTCGAGGGGGGAAAGACGATGACCGCCCTGCGCCAGCGCTTGCTACTGATCCGCGAGCTGTTGGACGTGGTGAGGGGCGGTATGCCGTTCGTTATGGTGATCGACGCCGGCAGCCACGGGATGCGTGTCATGTCCGACCAGCCACGCGACTGCGACGTTGTGCTGCTGATTGCGGACCACGATCGGGCGGACAGTGACAAGGTGACGCTCGCAGCGACGGTTGATGAACGCGAGACCGTGATGTTGCTGCTTCGCCAGTGTCTCGCAGAGTTGGAAGCAGAGGATCAGCTGGCGTGCCGGCCGGATGGCCGACGCCGCGACGAACGAAAGCGTAAGACCGAGGAACCGACGGAATGAGCGATGAGCCTCCGCTGGCCGACTTCCCCATCCCAAGCAGGCGAGTCAGCTTCGTCTATGAGGAATTCGCCGGACTCACAAAGCTACAGGTGATCATCCTCAATAAGGAGGACGGTGCGAGCTATCTTTTCGCCGAGCGCGGCGCAGATAGCGTCGATTACCACGGCACGATGAACCCAATGCAGGCATTCGACATGCTGACCCTGATCATGCCATCACTCGCGGCCAACTTCCGCAAGCCTAAGCCTCATACCCCACCGCCGGATAAAGCATCTCCGTAGCCGCATCGATCAGCCCACGCGTCACCGCGAGCGAACGCGGCAGCGATCTGATCTCGACGACCACCGAAGGCTTGCCATCGCCAGCCTTGTGCGTGACAGCGCGTTCCCAGAGCACCACCACCACCGACGGATTGTCCGCGATCACCTGGCGCGCCAGCTCGTGAATCGCATCGGACATTGTGAGATCGTCGCCGGCCTCACTCGACTCGACGACCCGCAGCGAGCGCGTCATGTCGCGTCCGCCACCAGGTTCGCCGCGAAGGTGTGTGGCGCGCGCGTCGCGTATGTATGCTCGGCTCGCAGCGTTTCGAGCAGCACGCGGTTGACGCCCTTCGCGGCCAAGGCTTCCACGAACGCGTCCACATCGAGGATGCGACGCGGTGCATTGACGCCGCACGTGATCTCGACCACATCGCCCGCGTAGACGAGCGCGTGCGTGCCTGGTGGCAGCGGATTTTTCTCGACGTTCGGGATCACGCCGACTTTGGCCGCATGCTCCATCGCCCGCTTTTTCCTGGCATCCGCGAGCCGCGACAAATGCTGCGCCACATACAGTTCCCACGCAGCCGGTTCGCTATTCGCCCGCGCGCGTGGCATCGCGGTTTTGCCGGCCGCGCCGATCGCTGCAAACGCGGTGTTGATCGCGATTCCCTTATCGGTGACGCGCGTCAGGGATAATGCCAATGTAGAGTCTCCAATTGATCGCGGTGCGCGGCACGTCGCGCGGGACGGTTCCCCCCGTCCGCGCGCGACGCGCTCACTCGTGGCAGCACGCCGCGCGCCGCGATCACCCCGCGGGCCCGCGCGATCGTTGCGTGCATGTGGTTGAATTTCCCACTAGGTGACAAAAAACCGGCCTCTCAGGCCGCTCTCAGGGCGCAAAACCGTCAGCAGCAATCCAAATTGACGGCTGCTCGCAGGGGCGATTTCGTGCCACTTTCGTGATCGTTTAACAGGTACGTGATCGAAATATCGCTTGACTCATCAGGGCGAACTGCCCTATAACGTTCTTACCGCAGCGAACCCCGCTGCCCTCACTGGAGAACACACCGATGCCCTACAGCGCCGCAGACCTCATCCTTTGCCGCTCCG